CCCCCGCCAGTGACCCCTGCCCCGCCCGGCCGGGTGCTGGGCGGGGCTTTCCGGTTCGACCCAAGCGAGCCCGCGATGGCTGTGTATGA